AATAGTTCATCCATCTCATCCCAAAGCTCTGACCCCATCGCTTCGTCAATAGGAGTAAGGCTACTACCTTGTTTTACGTTGTCAGCAGCCTTTCTAATCTGATCAATGTCAGGGTGATGATGCTCGGGGGTTCCTGAGATATATCTACGTGATACTTCACTCCACGAAAAACCTACCTGATGCTTACCTAATTGACGTAATACAAAGAGTGGTGCATGAATTCTTACTGTAGCCGATGGGTGACGGAAGGGAAGAACATGCTTATGCTTTGCTAGGTAATTAATAAGTTTTACATCCTTCTCAGAATCCAACTCTTCATGCTGCTTATCGAAAGAACATCGTGCTGCATTTACTACTAACAGGTCACCATCAGGGGTGTGGTTAATAAGATCTACATAACCATAATCTAATACTGGGATTTTCATTGTACTCCTTGTTTAATCATTCATATACGCCTGAATCTCTTTAAGATTTTGAGGCTTACCATCTTGGAAATCTACTTCAACGCCGTCACCGAATGAGAAGCCGACCTCGGCATCAATCTTTAGAGGAACATCGAAGTTAATATTAAAGTATTTCTTAATGAATGGGTAGTTTACTAATTCATCGTAAACATTCTCCAAACATCGTTCAGTGTCATCCTTATGACAAATTAATTCAATACTATCATGCACAGTTGCTACAGGCTTGGCTAAAATACCCTCCTCTCTCAGCCTCCTGTGAGCACCCAAGAGGCCACATAGGAGTATGTCCGAGGCAGTAGACTGAATAGTAAAGTTAAGCCCCTGACGGGCTGCACGGTTGACTACAGTGTAATCCTTGGAGGCAATGTCGGGCAGGTTTCGCCTGCGACCAAAAATGGTGTAGGCATACTGGTTTTGCTTAATGAATTTCTCCACAAACTCCATGTATTCAAAGATAGCTGGGTAGACGTTCTGGTAATTAGAGATAATCTTCTTAGCTTTACCCACCGTAATTCCTGTGGTCTCCGCGAGGTTGAAGGCTCCGCCTCCATAGGCAATCAAGAAAGAGATGGCCTTAGCTATCTGACGCTCGTCCTTGCTAATCTCTTCCTTGCTAAACAGCATTTGTGCTGTGTAGGTATGAAGGTCAACCCCTTGAGTAAACGCAGTCTGCATATTACCATCCTTAGCAATATGTGCTAGAACCCTAAGTTCCATCGCTGCATAGTCTACCGTAATGAATCTGTGATTCTCGGGGCAGGTAAACAAACTTCTAATATTATTATCCTTGTCTCTAGGAAGAGTGTGAAAGGATACTCCCATGGCCTTTTTAGCACTGTAAGCAGCACAAGACAGGCGACCTGTTGCGGTACCGTCAAAGCGGTAGTCTACAAATACTTTGGGAACTCCATTGTAAGCAATAGCTTTCTTAGTCCCTTCAATATAAGTTTTAGCTAGCTTCTGAGACTTACGAAGGTGAAGCAATCCCTTGATAAACCTTTGCGAATTTCTTAGGTCTTCAGTTGATTTCTCCTGGAGGAGCGACTGGCTGATTCTCTTTCCTTCATTCCTGTGATCCCACTTACCCACGCTTGTTTAGCTCCTCTTCGATGTGTTCCAGTAATAGTTTTAGCGTAGGGGCAGACACCGAAGGGGATCCCGTAGCTGTGCGGTCAGGAGGGTATAAGGCGAAGCCGCCCTCTCGGGTATATAATATCTCAATGAGGTCATTATTTGAAGAAAGATTGTCGTCCGTGGACACTTCATCGTATCCATAAAGCGCATCTTCCTCTTCAATATTAGCTACTCGAAGTAGTCTACCCACTGAGTCTAACTTAGACTCGCTAACCTGCATCCCCGCATGTTCCATTTCGGAGAACGTGGACAAGGAAGGCATGATGAGTTTGGATAGTAGGTTAGCCATACCCAAGTCCTCTAGCTTCTTTTCAATTAGTTCAAACAACTTAAGAGTAAAGTAAGAGTCTGCCGCGTTACCTTCACAGCAATCGGACAGAGCCATGTTAGCCCAGTCAAAAGTTTTAGGATTCTTAATAGTTAGCATTAGAGATTCTCCAACTCATCAGAAAAGTATAGCTTAACCAAGTCCATCAAACTCTTTGGAGCATTCTCATTAATGAAGTGGTGCATAATCTTAGTGTCCCACACATTTACAGTATTGATACCGTGGCTTAGAAGAAACTTTAAATCAAACTTGGCATTGTGAAATACCTTTTTATTTTTGGGATTTTCTAAGATGGATTGAAGCAAAGACCAAACCTCCTCTCGATCTTTTTCACCCTCCCTAAAAGGGCTGTCCTTATGATCGAGAGGAATGACGTAGGTGATGCCTTTGATTGCCAAGGCAATCGTCTGGACCTTATCTGTCAGGAAGTTAAGGCCCGTGGTCTCAATATCAACGGCAATAGTTTCCGTAGTGTTAACAAGCTTAGAAGTAATGTCCTTTACTTCTGAGATTTCCGTAGCGGTTGAATACTTAAAGTCCCCTTTGTTTGTTTTGCCAAGTACATATTTTTCATATGCATTCTTGATGTCTGTTTCGAATAGATATCTGTGTCGAGGTTCTTTAAGAACAGAATAAGGATGATAAATAGGAACGACGATGCAAGTATGCCCGTTAGTACTAGTGAACTCATAGGAGTTTCCTCTCTTATTGGTTATGCCACTCTTCTTAATTAACATTTTCATTGCCAAGTTGCCACAAGCATAGACAAGGCGTGGCTTTACCTTATCAATTGTAGCTTCAAGGTGATTTCTACACCGCTTCAAATTAGCAGGGGTCATGTCTCCATCCTTTACAGAAGGACACTTAACCGCCGCAGAAAATTGAGGCTTCTTTGGATATAGACTTAAGATTAAGTCTCTTTCTACTTTGGAAAAAGGTTCCATCCTTCCAAGTCGGTGCTTGAAGGAGTCAGCTAAGAACAGAACGTCCCCTTGCTTGAGCTTCTCGTGATCCATGTAAGCATGTTCTGGCTTACTTTGCTTTAGTATGGTACACCCCTCACATAATTCGTTCTGGCAAGAGGGCTTTAGCCCCGAGTAGATGTTTTGTAGGTCGCTCATCGGTCTATGATAGATTATGGGTAAAAAAGTGTACTATATAGATAATAAAAGATTCGAAGAAATTATCCCACTGTATCTCACCAACAACGCTGAATATGTGGACGAGTTAATGGGACTGTTTGACCTGTTGATCACTAACATCATCGAAAGCTTCAAGTTTAATATAGACAAGGACGATGCAAAACAGGAATGTTTTCTCTTAATTCTTAAAACATTACGAAACTTCCAACCCTCCAAAGGATCGGCGTTCAACTATTTTACGACCGTCATTGTCAATAACTTGAAGCTACTTTATACTAAGAACAAAAAGTATGAGAAAAAGATTACTGAGTACCAGGGTACTTTTAATCAGAACCCAAGTTCTTCGTAGACATGTAACAGGTAGTCTTCAGACTCAATGTTACCGCGTCTGAACTGAACTAAGTGCGGAATCTTAGTGGTTTTAAAGATTACAAATGCGTGAGGCATCGTAAAACTGTCCACGACATACAGGAGTTTCTCCTTCTTATTTTCTGGATCATGTTCCCGATCCTTCAGGAGCTTCACAAGTCGCTTAGAGTGGGGATCCCATAGTGACAGAAAAAGGACGGCAATATCTTGACGTGATCTCTTCTGTTGCTTGAGAACTTTATTTAATTGATTCTCCGTTCGGAGAAAAACAGGTTTATACATTATTCTTCTTCTTGAAGAGTGCCACTAGTAGATGATTCGTCAACGCCCGTAAGGTTGCCTTCGGTATCGAAGGTGAATCCTGATGCTTCAAACTCCTCTCTGTTTTCTTGGATGTGCTTAACCATATTCTTGGTTAACTCTTCCTCAAGAGAGCGAACGCCATTAAAGAAAATTGAACGAACGAAGTCGTTCATGTTAATATTCTCTGGCTTAACGGTATTGGCAAAGTTACGGAACGCTTCTGCTTCCTGCTTGTCTAACTTAAGTTGAAATTTCATTCTATTGTTACTCCGATACTCGGTTTTAAATTTCCAACCTTTTTGGTTGAAGGCAAATTTTAATGAATCTGTCATTATACACGCTATTATAGTTCGAGGTCAAGTAATATGAACGATAATTATGATTTAAGTAATCTCCGCAAGAAGAATACAAGGAAGAACAGCAGAACCAAAGGGAACTCGTTCGAACGACAGATCTCAAAGGCATTGAATGATAGATTCAAGACTACAGAATTTTCAAGAAGTCCTGGATCAGGAGCGTTCGCTACTACCCATAGCCTGCCAGAGCATCTAAAGATCTATGGAGACTTGATAACCCCACAGAATTTTAGATTCTGTATCGAGTGTAAGAAAGGATACAATAACCAAAATTTATACAGCTTGTATAATTATAAGTCTGAAGTTTGGAAATTTATAGAACAATCTGAAAAAGATTCTGCCAAATGTAATCTTATTCCAATGGTCATATTTAAGCAAGATAGACAGCCAACACTGGCTATCATACCTCAGTCAGTAGTAGTAACAGAGGATTTAAAGTATATAGAAATCCACAATAAGAAACATTACAGAGTGTATCTATTTGATGAACTACTAAAGTGCTGGGATTCGATGTGGTTTACTTCATGAGTTTTTCTAGTAACTCTTTTTGACCTTTAAGGAAACTGATAAACAACTCTTCCTTACTAGTCTTTTTGGGTTTCTTTACATCACTCATAATTCCTTCATTCATGGACACAACTAGCTGCCCTCTTTCAAAAGTTCCGCCCATTATCTGCTCCCCAGAGTTGGTTTCTAATGAATACGTTCCAGAACCTTTTTCTCTTTTAACCCGTGCTTCCTTACCTGTAACCATACCATAAGCTCCGTAGACCGTAGTGTTAATCATTGCCATTTTTTGTTGTCCATCAGCATAGCCACGAGCATCTTTCAAACATTCATTTAGTGATCCTGAATCTTGAGTATGCCTAAAAAGGACATACCCCAACCCTTCCCCAGAGAGAACATTGTTGTCGTCGGTATTATCATCTAGCTGCTTATTGATTTGGGCCTTCTCTAAATCATCTTTAACTTTACTAAGGGCTTCTTTTTCATCTTTAGTGAGTGGGTTGTCACCTGTTGGATTTGATAGTTTACTAAATGCCGACTTTGCAAGGTTTGCTCTTTGAGTACGCTTCGGCTCTGAAACTTTAGAAGAACTCGCCCAAGTGGTCACAAGCTGATCCCCAGTATATTGAACAGTTTCATCCTCGTCATTAGAAATTTTCCCCCCTTTCATTAATGAATCAAAACTTTTAAGCATAGGGGCTTCACTAACCTTTTTTTGGAAGGAACATGCTGCATCAAAAGCAGATGCGTTTTTCTTTCCAAACTTCATTTCCCCTTGACAGTTTGCTAGGCGTTCATTATTGGCTTCCAAAAACTTCTTCTCTAACTCATCACTCTCTAACTTTCCATCACACTGCTTATTAAACTTACTATTCGTTCCCTCTCCTGCTTTAAGTCTACTACCACTTAAGGAATCTAAAACCTTTTCTTCAATTCCAACCGTTACTAAATCATCCCCATCATTACTATCTTCGTTGGTTTTAGAACTTCCCTGAGCGAGCGAGTTTGCACCCACCCCATCTCCCGCACATTTTGCTTTCTCGGAAAGATTTTTTTCTACTTCAGTCTGGTTATCTTCTATATTTTTTATCCAATCATTAAAACTTGATCTAGTAACCGTCATTCTGACATCATCTTTTTGTCCTTTTAGATCGGAACCTTCTCCACCCCATTGTATTGCATCTGTAACATCTAAGCCCTCGTAGGCTTTATTGAAGCCCCGAGTTGACAATACTAAAAGAGCTAAAGCTTCTACTCCGTTATCCTGCGCTCTTTCTACAAGTAATTTAGCCTTATCCTCACTCATACCAGGACCTTCATAATCGGGAACAGAATTTCCTTCCCCATCTACCCCAGTCAAATAAGTCAAAACAGATTGAGTTACAACAGGATCATCTGCGCTGTTAATACCAACCAAACACTGTCCCGCTTGAGCACATAGACCCTTTTTTAACATCTCAGTCATCTCATCTAGAGACTTATCTTTCTTAGCCTTGTCAAAGTACTCACCAATACTCTTTTCAAGTTTAGTACAGTCCCCCCCAGAATCTTTACAGCTTTGGTATGCAGTAGCTAGCTTACTAATAACATCAATTTGTTCTAATAGAACTCCTCGGTTAGCTAACTCACGACCTCTACTTTCAACTAAAGGTTTAACATAGTTGTCTTTATAAGCATCACTATTCTTATCCATCTTAGACAGTGTCTTATTATGGTTAAGAATTTGTTGATTTAGCTGAAGAGCCATGTTCTTATAGGGATCATTTTTCTTAGTGGCATTAGACATGTATTGCAAATAAACACCTTCAAAAAGAATACCGTTTTTTGTTACTTCCATCTTAGATGAAACGTCTTGTAACTCTTCCTTCGTAAGTGTTTGTCCCGCTTTAACTTTTTTAATACCGTTAATAAGAAGTGAAGCCGCCTCAACACTATTGGTTACCTGTTCTGGTGATAATTCTGGGGAAGATACTACTTTCTCTTGAAGAGTAGTATCTCCAAACGCCGAAGATCTACTGCTAATTCCTTCGCCACCCTCAGTTTCTCCAGCAAGTTTAGCTTTTGCTAAGTCGGTTGCGGTTTTACCTCTATCTTTTCTGGTGTTTTCCTCATATCCTGGTAGGTCCTCAGGTTCTAATGATTCTTGTGCTGCCTCAAGTTTTGTTACACTTTGTAAAGATGGATCTACATCTTTATTCTTTTCTTTTTCTGGACCTTTTTCCCCCTTCATAAAATATGATATTACATCCGCCAAAGATTTATCATTTAAATCATCCAAACTTTTGACACCCTTCATACTTTGAGATTTAAAAGGGCCTCCAATAGCACTAACCTTGTCTAGGTTGGGGCCAGATTTAACAAAAATTAATTCATCTCCTGAAGCCATAGTTTTTCTTTCCTCAGGGGATATTTCTCTGGGGGTAGCGAAGGCTGCGTCGGCATCTTGCCTTGCTTGTTCTTTCGCCGCATCTTCTTCCTGTTCACGTAAAGAAAGCTTAAACGTCCTGCGCTTAAGCTGCTGATAACTTTCCAGAAGAGAATAATAGTAGTTCATATTGCTTTATTATAGAAAAAGCCCAGCCCAGAATGATCTAGGCTGGGCTTAAATTCAAAGGTATTAGGTGTTGTTTTTTTAGTTAGAGTTTAGAGCCGATCCAACAGGAGCACCAAAGGTGACATGCTCCATGAAATCATATCTAAATACCATTTCAATAGTATGGAAATCGTTAGTAGCGTAGTTAAACTCCGCAGTCTTCCATGATTTAGGATAAACTCCAAAGAGTCTGGTCTCCATAAGAGGCTGTCCTTGAGCATCTAAGTGAACGATGGTAGCTCTTTGAGCTTTCCAACCATTGACAGGAGCTTGCTGTGGACTGTTCCCTTGAACCTCAGAGTAGTACTTACCATTTGTAGGATCATAAATAGTAGAGAACCATGTCCAAAGAGTGTTAGCAATCTTAGGTTGATAGAAGTTATCGAAGGTTACAGTTAACTCTTCAGAAGAAGCTTTACCTGGGTAGAACACTTTATCATTTACACGATGAACTTCAATATCCTCAGTAGTGAATCCAGCAGCAGTAACTTGCTTTGCAGCAAGAGTAAGCTTTCCTTGAGGGTCTGGGACAATAGAAGGAAGTTCAAAATGAATTTCAAACTGGTATGCTCTTACGGAATCTAATCCTTCCGAGATAACAGGTAGACCACTTTGTAAAGCAGCCGCAGAACCCCTACCAGTATCGGCGGGATCTAAATAGTACGGTGAGTTAATTGAATTTGCCATTTATGTTTCTCCTATTATCCTAGTTGAGCGGATTGGCTAGTAAGGTTAAGCTCGAAGATTACCATTTCAGCAGTCTTCGTAGGCTTAATTAAGACCTTACACCACATTTCGTTTCTATCAACTCTGATGGGTGTATTAGTAGTTTCGTCACAGATAACCTTAAACTCTGTGATACCTCTTCGCCTCATGATATCATCCATAAGAGGGTTAACTAACTGCTCTACTCTACTCCAAGTGAACTTATCATTTGGTTCGAACACTAGTCTTTGAGTGGAAGCAAGAATAACCTTCTTGATGTAAATCATCATGCGTCTTACATTAATTCTATCAAGAGCGGTAGGCTGTCGTTGTGTCGTTCTTTGACCAAAGATAGCGATACCATTCTGAGGGAAGTTAACAACTGGGTTGATACAGTTTCCACCAGAATACATGGAGTCTCTATCACCTTGGTTAAGAATA